CTTCAGATTTCCATTCATCACCTAAGTTTTTGTCAGGAACAACACAATCAATATAATCTAATAAAACCATGTCTATTTTAATACCATCCGCAATCATTTTTCTAATTTGATTTTTGATTTGCAACATGGTCATTGTATCCGATGGTAATTTCTTAAGAATCAATCTGTTAGTCATAGTTTCTTTAATTTCTTTAACTTTTAACATAACATCATCTTTCTTAACTGAAAGTTCATCGGGATGGATTTTAGTCCAGAGTGTAAAATGTTTTCTTTGTATAATTTTTGGATTGTCTTCAAAAAATATTTGTAAAACATTATACCCCAAATTAAATGCGTGGTTTGAGATTTTTGTAAGTAATGTTGATTTACCAACTCCTGTTGGTGCTAAAACTACACCGATTTCCCCTTTAGCCAATCCACCTTTAAGTAATCTATCAATTCCTGGTATTCCCATTGGGATTGGGTGTCTATAGTCTTCATTTAGAACATCATCTAAATTAGCAAAGACATCTGCCATACCATCTTCTCTTTCTCCTACTTGAAGAGCTTCTCTAACTAAAGTTTCTAATTTATCGTAGTTTTCAAATTCACCTCCATCAATTACTTTTTGTGCTTTAGATATAGCCTTTTGTAATTCTTGTTGTTTACAGAATTTTAAAGCCTTTTCCTGTACAAAATCACCTCCTTCAAGTGGAGCGTCTTTTATTTTAGTTATAGTATCTAAAATAATCTTAGACGCCATTTCTTGTTGGAATTCTGATTTTGTGATTTGTTCTAAGGTATCAAACGTAGGGACATACTCATACTTTAAATAATACTCTTTAATCATTTGGATGATTAACTTAAAGTATTTATTTTCAAAATAATTTGTTTCAATAACATCAATTATTGTTCTTGCAAACTCTTTATCAACAATGATTTGGTTTAATAACTGAATCTGAAATGTACTTCCTAAATAATCAAAATTTTTGTTCGACGCCATATTTTTTTCTCTTTTGTTTTAGATAAATATTACCCCTTTAGACTAATTCCAATATAGTCATAAGTTAATTTTTTAGATGAAAAAATGTCAGTCAAAGTGGAAAGTACACTTTTTATGTGCGGACGTATATCTACGGTGTATCTTATTTTAGGTGGGTATACTTTCGCATCAAATTGTCTATGACAAATTGTCGTATCTCCCGACTTTATAAAAATGTTAAATTTTTCAGGACCCTCAGTATTCGATGTTTCAAGTATGTTAGGATTGCTCATAATCTCATAAGAGTTGTCCAACATATATGATACAGTTTTCATCTTTAATTCTTTCTCTAAACCGTCTTTAAAGTCGGATAGATACTCATAAAGATTTAAAGAATTTTTAGCAAGAGGGTTAAAATCCCTAACATTAAAAAATCTTTGTACAATGATGTTGTCGTTAACCATCATCAAAAATTCAAGCTTTGTTGTTTCTTGGTCTTTCATATTCACTTTATTTATTTGTTTTAAATTTTTTCTTTTCTTTTCTTGTTAATTTTAAAAATGGGGTTAAAAAATTAACCCAATTATTGTCTCCTTTTGGCAGGAATTTAAAGAAACCATCATCCATCATCATTCGTATAACATTTCTATGACCTCTACCATCAGGGTCTAATGTTTCAGAATAATACAATTCAACGATTTCTTTACCTTCTTCAGTAATAAGTGGGTTTGATAAGTCGACAATTTTTTCATTAATTTCAAAAAATTCGTTACCGTAGATTCCTGTTTTTGTTTTACCTGTTAAAAGATTTTTTAAGACCGTATTATCTTTATCTTCTTTAAATAATTCCTCGGCCTTTGTTAAAATATCGGTGACAGATACGGTCTTGTCAAGTAGCTCAGGAAATAACTTTATTAAAGTTTTTTCACCCAAATAATAGATTCCATCAATATTATCTGATTTATCACCCATGATTATTTTACAAGTTCTTACATTTGTGTGTGGAACTTCAATATCATGTAGTTTAATGTTGTCACCAATCTTATACATTTGTTTTGTATTTGGTGAATAAATTGATACGTTTTTTGAAATTAATTGTGTTAAATCTCTATCTCCTGAGAATATAGTTATTAGTTCATCAGATGCTATTTGACAATAATAAGCGATTAAATCATCCGCCTCATTATTTTGGATGTTAACCTGTCTAATAAATAACTCTTCAAGATATTGTTTAACTCTATCTTTTTGGTAGTTAAATGATGTGACTTTGTGTTCGTTTAACTCTTGATTCCTATTCTCTTTATATCTTGGGTATAATAATTTTCTGTGTACCGCATTATCATCTCCATCCCAAAATACAACCACTTTGTCATAATTTTGTTCTTCAATAAACCTACGTAAAGTATTTAAAAAATGCCAAATACCTCCAATATGTTTACCTTCGTGATAATAGTCCTTTACACCGTGAAATCCTATTTTAATAAGGTTATTTCCATCGACCAATAAAGTCTTTGTCATTAATTTAAAATTAAATTGTTACTCAACTTCTTCTTTTTCTGTTTTCAAATCAAAGTCTCCATCGACTCCGATAATTTCTTTCCAATATTCTGCGTAATCTTTCTTATATTGTTCAATAGAACTTTTCTCTTCTGTAGCGTCTTTACCAGGTAAAAATCCGTGTGGTGTTACAATAATTTTACCATCTTCAAAACCTAATCCATTAATGTGATTTTTTAATACTGATACTTTTGTTCTTGACGCAAATTTTACAGTTCTCTTATCTTTAGTTGCGGTAATCTTAGTTGTCCCCGCACCTTTTTGATTACCAAATAAAAATACCAATGATGAATTTAGCCAAATCGCTTCCCCACCTTTAGCTTTTATTTTAGGTTGACCAAATGGATTGTCAGGTAGTTCAACCCAAGGTTGGTTAACAATGATTAGTGTATTTTCATATTTAGAATCAGCCTTACGTGAACCTGAAATACGTTGATTAATACCCATTCCAATCTTATCCGCTAATGTACTTGCGTTGTGTTGTTTACCTCCTTTACCTTCGTAAGTCATTTTACATGGTACAGAACCAACTGAGTCCCACATAATACATAATGAATAATCTAGTTCACCTTTTTCTTGTGCATCCAACAAACTATTTATATAATCAGTAATCTGTTCAATATAATCAAAGTTGTTGTTAAATAAGAAAAATCCATCCCAAGTTAATTCACCTGTTTCTTCATCAACAACTTCTTCACATTCGAACCCCATTATTTTTGAGTGTTCAAATGACCATTTTTGTTCTGTAATAATAAAAACAGGAAGAATTCCTTTCTTTTGTGAGTCCACCGCAGTTTTGATAAGTGCGGTAGTTTTCCCTGTATCAGAGTGACCTAAAAACATATTTAAATGACCAATGGCAGGACCTGGTAGTCCAACGGCATCTAAAAAATCAGGACCTAAATCAAAAAACCTTTGTGGTTTATACTTCGCATCAGATGAAAACTTTTTCTTTATAGAACTAAAGTCGTTTTTCTTAATTGCCATAATTAATTGTATTTAAAAAATTCTTTAATTGTTTCTAATTTGTCTTTAGCATTTGCGATTTTTTCAACTAATTTATCCATTTCTTCAATATGTTGTGGGTGTTCTCCAATTCCAACAGGTGATGAAAAATAAACTAATAATGATGCTTCAGCATCTGCCATTTCAGCCTCATATTTTTTACATAAAGCCTCATACATTTTTAATGTAATTTTGTTTTCTTTGTTCATAATATTTTTTAATAAAAAATAAGAAAGCATGGACACATTGTCCATGCTTTTGTCTATTTAATTAATTAGAATGGTAATTCTTCATCCACTTCAGCTTCTGCTTGTGGGTCTTCGTATTTGGGGGTTTCGGAACTACCTCCAATACTTGTTTCACTTTCTGATGAATCTCCATAAACGTAACCACCTTTTTCACTATCCCATTTTGGTGTTTCTCCACGAGCGATAGCCTCAAGGTATTCTACAGGTTTTTTAGAATATACATCCTCCCAAGTTAACTCATCGTTAACCCAAGAATCTGCGGTTTCTTTATTTTCATGGATTGATGTTGGGTCGTCATACATAACAGTTTGGATAACTGTGTAAACCGCTCCTGTAGGAGTTTTTGCTTTAGTTAATTCAAGGATAATATCTCGACCTTTTTCAGTGTCTGTAATATCTCCTTTAGCTCTCCAAATAGGAATAATTTTGTCTAAGATACCTTCGTTTTTATAATTGTGTTTGAATCTCCAAAATTTAACACCATCTTGTTCGTTATCACGGTCGATAACTTTAACAATGTAAAATTTACGAGGTTTGTAAGTTGCGGCCAACTTCTTATCACTCTCCTTACCTGTTGAGATTAATTCTTCATATACCTCAGTAAGTGGTGAACGTTCATTGTCATTTTTTCCTGGGTCGTAGAATTTTTGCCATTTACCATCTACTTGGATTTCATGAAACCATACTTCTTTAAATGGTGAAGACCCGTCACTTGTTGGGAGGATTCTTAGTCGTTTCTGACCTTGTTTTTCATTGTCTTTGAGGATTGCCGCAAAGTATTTTTTCATCCTTTCGTCTTGAGACATTTTTGAGGTAGAGGATTGACTACCTTGTTGTGATTTTTCGTACTGTGCAAGTACTGCGTCTAAACTGTTTGTCGCCATAATTGATTATATTTATTTATTGTTTATTACAAGTATAAGTGTCAGCCGTGGTTTTGTCAAATAAAATTTAAGGTCGATTTTTTCGACCTTAAATTTATCTTACTTGTTTAAAATCATCTGGTTCGGGTGTATCAGAACCAAAGTCTCTAAAACTTTTTTTAATATCTCCTGATGAATAATTTTCAACGTCATCTTGAGTTAAAACATATTCATTTTTACCTGATTTTTCCATATCATCCATCTTATCATCAAAAAAATCGCTAAGTTTTTGGTTGTATGGTCCTGAATCTAAACTTCTTAATTCAAGTTTTTCTTCAGGTGTTTTAGGTCTCATTTTCTCAATTTTACTTTCTAAATCATTTAACTTATTCATAATATTATCCATATCAGAAAGTTTAGATTCCAAATCCGTTAAATGTTTAAATAAACTATCGAAATATTCTTCTTGTTTAGTTTCAACATTTTTTTGAGACTTAACTAAGTCTGTTATTTCAAGTTCTTTACCTTTTTTACCACCTTCTTCTTTATCTTTATCCCCAAGTTTTTCAACGTCAGGGTCATTAGCAACATCTACAGGTGCTGCAGGTGGTGGGGGTGGTGTTCCTCCCGCCGCCGCAGGGTCTCCCCCTGGAGGTGGTGGTACGTCTCCCCCTGGAGGTGGTGGCGGTAATGCTCCTCCCGCAGCAGGGTCTGCAGGTGGTGGAGGTGGCGGTAATGCCGCGTCTTGTTCAAAAATATAGTTATTAATTTCTCTATATCTTTTAATTTCACTTATGATTTTACTATCTACCTTACCCATTTTATTAACCGTTTAATAATTGTTTAACTCCTGTTGTAGTTTCAACTTGGATTTTTTTATTTGTTTTAAGAGTATTGTCAAATCTCTCTATAAGACCGTCTTTCATTCTTACAGTATAACAATCTCCTGTTTCTAAGTCGCAAACTTGTTTAGTTCCGTCTCCCATATCTTTTTCGGTAGTTTTAGTGTTCTTACCTAAATAACTATCCAATAACATTTTTGTGTTCATAATACTTTTATTTATAAATATCTTACCATATTAAAAAGAAAAGGTTAATAAAAATGTTCTATAATAATCTTGTCTAGTATTGTCACGGTCACCATTTGGTAATATTGGTGCCGAGTACATCGTAAACTTAGCATTATAGGTTCCTTTATAATCATTTGTTGGTTTTCCTGTTGTACATCCAAATTCATTTAATATTTCTTGTAAATCCATGGTAAATGTATCCTTATTTATAATTTTATCTCTTACATCAATTAATCCGCTAGTATCAACACAAGGAGCGTTAGATGTTTGTAGTAGATACATTTCCGCGTTAAATATTTTTCTATTGTCCGCCGCAGGATTTAATTTAATAGTGTATGATTCCAATAAAGGTCGAGTACTAACAGTATATGTTGGTTCAATCAAAAATATTGGTGGATTTGGTTCAGGTGGTGTTACTGGAGTTGTTATTTGATTAAAACTATTGAACTTATCAATAGCGGTTTGAACTTTGGACTCGTAATTAGATAGTTGGGTTGGGTCCATTGTTGTATATACGTTATCCGCCAATATTTCAGCCCCACTATTTAATATTAAAAATTTACTAATTGATTTTGCGTCATTATTAGGAACATTTACCATTCTACCTTTCCACCTTTGTAGTAGCATTTCAATATTTTTAGAACTACTTTCAAAAACTGCGTATGGGAGAGTTAATCCGCTATCGTCATTTTTAAGACAAAAATAATTTTTACTCGTCTCAAAATATACTTTAGAATTACCCCAAGATTTTGATAGGTCTACCCCTGAATAATTACTTTCATATGATTTAAATCCTGTCGAACTACCTGATTCAAGGTACATCGCCGCATACACCGCATATTTTAATTTATTATCGTCAGCAATACTTAAACCACTTATTAGATTCATTATACTTTCATAACCATCTTTTAATGAAATTTGTTTTTCTGAAGGTGCGGTTAATGTAGTATATGTATTATATTCATTAGCAGTTGTACAAGCCTGAGTTTGGACTAATTCTTTCCCTCCATTAGCGTTTGAAGTTACTTTATCTTTTTCTGAAATAACGTTTCCTTTGGCGTCTTTGGTTTCACTTGTTTTTGCCTTTTTATTTTTTTCTAAGACAGGTTTTAATAAATTATTTCTTAAAGATTGTAAAAATTTATCTATTTTAGGTAATGAAGCGGTCGGTTGTCTAATACCTGTAAATGTCGTTTCAAAATCTGAAGTGGTGATTGTATGATTTACTGAGGTAATCATATATGGACCACTAAACATCGGGACGTATCTTAAATTAAAGTACATTGTAGGTTGTATCAAAGCGTTTCCTAACATAGCTACACTACATTCATAACTTCTATTCTTATATAAATTATATAATGAAACATTTTGTGTCGAACCTCCTCTACCCCCTCCTTGGTTAGCCATATCATTATTAATCTGTAATGATTCTGCGGTCGCTTGTCCAGCATTTTGACTGACAGTAAACGATTTAAACACTCCTTGGTTTTGAGGTCCAATATCAATATTAAAACCAACTACTTTATTTGATTTGTCCCAATCATTTTTATTAATCTGATTTTCTACTAATGGATTATCACTTGACCTTCTTAAATCAAAGGCATCATTTCTATATCTAAAATCAACATTGTTTTTTAAATCTAATTGTTCACTTGGTTTTCCCGAATAAAAACAAACCATCTTTGCAGATGAATCTCTATAATCCACATTTAAAAATGTTCCAAATAACGTATTCGCAAATTCTAAAGTACCTTCAGGCTTAGGTTTTGGGTTTTTAACTGCGTCTTGTACATTATAAAAATTAACATATGATGGTATATTCATAACAACAAAATGATTTTCCACCAAAATAGTTTGGACAAATGTTAACATTGATGCTTTAACATTAATGTTTAATAGTCGATTTTTAAGTTTAAAAATATCAATCAATACTTTATCCCCTATATTTCTACTAGCCCTATCTAATAAAAGAATATCTTCAAACAACGTTTTATTTTTAAAATCATTACCTGAAATCCATTTATCATTTAACGCTTTAAATGTTTCCCAATATTCTACCTTACTTTGGTCACTATCTAACTTAGATTCGATTTGACTTTCAGGTGTATTATTAACATCTGGCAAGGCTTTTTGTAATTTAATCATTAGATTATTAATTATTTTTCCTTGGAAGTTTTCAACACCTAATAAATAATTTGTCATCACTTCATAAAAAGCATTCAAACCTTGTTTTGATTGTGGGTTTGGTACTTGAGGATATGACGGTGGAGCAGGATTTATTAATTCAACAATGTATTGACCATCATTAGGGTTTGCACTAGTTGTCTGATACACCGCAATAATTGCCTCATCAATTAAAATTTGATTGTTAGGTTGGGCCGAGTCGTTACTTGTAAATAAAACGACCCCAGCATTATTTCTTAAAATAGCATTTTTAAATGGTCCTGTTTTAACCACACTAACCGTACTTCCGTTTTTCAATGTTGCAAAGGCAACTATATTAGGTGGATTAGTAACAGGTGGGTCTGCGGGTGGTATAGTTTCAGGTTGAAATTGATTTAACTTTTGTGTCGCATAAATTTTAATGATTGGGGCAAAAAGTTTTACATTATCAGGTGTAAAAGCAACGTCTAAATCAACAAAGAAATCAGTTATATAAGAACCATTGTTTCCATAAGCTAATTGTGGTATTTCTGAAAATCCAACATACAAATATAAAGCGTCCCAAGCCAAATTAAAAGTAGATTGTGAATTTGCTAATGTAACTCCTCCACCATTAGTTGGTAACGCGTTAGGTGTTACACTTTTATAACTTTCCCAAGTATATGGGTCGGTTAACGGTAAAGATGAGAAAGTTAAAAATAATTTTCTATCGTATGAGGATGGATTACCATATTTAAAAACTACATCATAATTTAAAAACGCCTTTATTTTATTAGTAATGTTACTTGTTTGTTCGTCTTGGATTTTATCAACTATTTCACTATCTGTCGTTCCTGTATAAACAGGTACTTTCATCATAGACCTAAACAACATTTGGAAATTTTTAAATGATTTTGTTGTTTCATCTGCATTAGGTGGAAAATCATTATAATCATAGATAGATTTTGAAAATTTTAAAAACTCGGTTTCAAACCCGTCTAAAATGTCTTTTTGGAAAACGGATAACATCTCACTAAATTTAGAATATTTACTAGGGGTTCCGTTAATTGAGAAGTTTTCTTGTAATGATTGTCCTGAAAAAACTTGTTTCATGTAATCAAACGGAGTTGGTCTAGTTAATTTAGTGTGGTCAAAATAACCATATTGAGGTGCCGCCCAAAATAATCTTACGGACCCATCATATATCGCCTGATTTGAGTTAACTTCAATATCTAATTTCCCGTTTTTAAAACATTCATTTTTTGTTTGATTTATATCTGAACCATGTGATGGCATTATATATGTAAATTTTTGATTAACCTCATTAACCGTAACAGACCATGGTATCAACCTTAAATCTCTCATATTATTATTAGGGTCAAATCCTTCAGCCTCATTTATTATCGCACTATCCACATAATAAACTGAGGTCCCTGATGTAATACCCGATTGTATTTCAGAATCTGAATAACCAGCAAATATTTGATACCCTTGATAAAACACATTAAAATCGTTGATTAATTGTGGGTAAAATCCGACATTAATAAGTGAGGATAACTCACTACCAATTGTGGTATCTTTTTGTAAGACAATATCTATAGGAGCACCGTCAATTATTAATGCGTAATTTCTTGTATTCGCAGTAGTTACAGGGTCAAAATTTAAAGTATAATCAAATGGTTTCCAAGAACCATCTAATATATCAACACCATCCTCAATAAATTTTTTATAACGATGCCATACCGAACCTATTTTCAAAATCCACGCGTATGGTACTTTGTGTAAAGCTCCGTATTTCTTAAATGATGCAAAAATATAATCTAAATCACTTGCAACATTATTTTCATATGTTTTATATTTTTCTCTTAAAGTAGATAAAGGTAAACTGTTAATAAAATAATATGCTGAAGATACAAATGGGTATTGGTTATTATTTCTGAAATTTTTTACTCCTTCTTGAATTGAATTAACAAAATAAGGGGTATTAAAAATAGATGTTGTTTGTAAGTCACTTACATTACCACTAAGACTATATCTTAAATTACCTTCTGTAGGTAATTGTTTATCAAAAGTTCTAGTGTCATAAAAAGATTTTAAATTATCTTTAAAATTTATTATATTAGGTACCTCAACATTTAAATAATTAAAATTAGTTATCGGTCTAATTTTATCTGTTGACGTAGTATCTAAAAAATTTGTAATTACTTTTTTGTTTTTATTATAGTTTAAAACTTTTCTTGTATCTAAAGTAGCGTTTGCGTCAATAATTGTTGTACCATTAGCTAAATAAGTCTTATCCCATTGTTTATTTGTAAATGGAAATGTGTCCGTAGTATCAAATTTATTAGTATTAGTTGAGCCTGTAATAATTTCAACCGCAGCATCCTCATTTTCCAAAGAAACTAATGGTTGTGATAAAGATTTGTTAAGTATTTCAACATCGATAAATTCAAAACTAGAATTTTTAATATCGTTTTTAATATATTTTGTGTTAAATTCACCCCTAATAAAATTTTGCCAACTTTCTCCAGTTCCTCCATTGGAGAACTGTCTTAAAATAATTGTAAAATTACTAGCATTGATTCCATAATTTTTTAACTTTTGAATTAAAAATGGATTTTCATTTGATAAACTTTTAGTTATGTTCAAACTTTCGGCTTCAGCAATAATATTAGTTATTATATCACCTTCAGATGTTTTATTATTACTTCTTGATAATTTAGAGTAATTTGAAACTAATAATACTCTTTCATAGATTTCATAGAAAAACTTAACTTCTTCTTTATTACCATAAACTTCATTTGTAACGGGAAATTCAATAACATCAAAAGAAATTCGTTTAGGGTCAGTTACTTCATTATTATTTTCAGAAGGATTAGGTGGGGGACTTTTTCTTTCTGTTAACCCTTTAATAAATTCTTCAACAAATTCAATTTCAGGCCAAACGTCAAAAAGATAACCTTTGGTTCTATTCACAATTGACGGGTCTCCAGGATATCTAATCTCATATTTTTCTTGTCCGTTTTCACCTGAAGTCTCAACAATTAATTGTGGCCAAGGATAGACAGGTGTGTTACTATCATCACCAGATAAAATCGCATCGGCAGACGCCCCCGCAATTTGTTTGTCAAAAATTACCGCCTTTCTATATTTGTTATCTCTTTGTTCCCAAGCCGCGGTATGGACATCATCCATCATTCTTAAAAAGGCTTCTCCATTAGCAAAAATAACGGCTAAAACATTTCTTATACTTGGTACAAATCCTATACCCGAATTTTTATCTTGCAATAATTTTGATAAAGCCTCAGTTAAAGCGACTTCAACTTCTTCTCTAATAGCTAATAAATCCTTACTCATTTTATCAGCCAAATCTAAAAAAGTATTCGCTCCTTCAAACACAAAATAAGTATAGACAGGATTAGTACTTCCGTCTTTATTTTTTATTGACCCAGCATTAAATTGATTTGATTTGGCCAATTCAGCACTTAACTCCGTTAACTGAGCACTTGTCGGTTCTTTTTTACTTTTCTTTCTTTGTCTATAAGTTTCTACCAAATTTATGTCATCAGTACTTGTTATTGTTTTTGGGAAAATCTCATATGTTATTTTATTTGGTATCGACACATTTTTAGTTTTATTATCAATGGTGTACTTACCATTTGTACCTACTGTGGGATTTTTATTTAATAAATCATTTTTTTCTGCAATAATACCTTTAAGTGCCGTAATACCTTCTTCTCTTTTTGCTTCAGTATTATATTCACTTTTAAATGTATAAATTCTAGTATTTTCTTTATCATTTAATACATAGTAATTTTTAGAGTCCATGTATTTATCAAACCAAGAATTACCTTTACCTAAATAAACACCTTTTTTATATTCTTTTAATTGTCTATCATAGGTTTCAATATCCGTTATGGGGTCTAAATTTTGTTTTGTAAAAGATTCCATAACATTTTTAATGAATAACTCAAGCCTGTCTTTCATTTGCATCAATGTTATCTCAGGAAAATCATCAGGAATTAAACCTTTTGATTTATATTCACTGTACATTTCTTTTACTTTTTGGAATCCTCGTTCAACTACACTATCCTCAACAGAAACAAACTGACTTGCAGTTCCTTGTTTAGTTTCAATCTTAACTCTTGATTGATACATGTGAGGGGCGGCCAATAAATAACCCATTGATAATTCACTTAAAATTGTGAATTTATAGGTAAAAAATTGTAATGTGATATCAAAATTACCTGTAAATGAATTAAAACTTGCATCAAATTTATGTAACATTAAAGGTAATCTAACCGCTTTACCATAATAACCTTTTAATGTCAAATAAAACATAGGGTATGGTAAATTAAAGAAAGCCGCGTATGGGGAATTATCTCCCGATTCAAAAAGTGCTCTACCTTTTACATCAACTAATTTTATTGTAATTGTTGACATAAAAGATAAATTTTGGCTAATACTGATTGAGGTTATCCCTAATAATCCGTTGTCTACAGACCCAGGTTTACCGTTTGAATTAATACTTTGTCTTAAAAATGTATCTTGGCTATTCTGAGGGTTTCTAACTGCTTTAGTTACGGGTTGGTTAACGCCTTCTCCTTTTATAGAGTCTTTACCTGTTATCTCATCTGTATATGCGTTATCTAAGAATGTTTTACCTCCAGGTTTTAAAAAATTAATAGACGCCAAAGAAATTGTTTGTATCGCATCGTTACTCGCAACACCAACTGCTAATTTAGTTCTAGGAATAACTTTACATTCTAAATTGGCATACATTACTAAATCTTCATGACGAACTAAACGTTCTTTAGCATTACCTTGTTCATCAATAACTTTGTTTGGGTCAATGATTGTTATGTTGTTATAGTCGAATTCAACTAATATATTTTCATTTTTATCTACCATAATAGAAGAAGTGGTTATCTAATTGATTTTTATAGTCCTGTAAAGAAGCTACTAAAGGAAATGGAATTGTCAATATTGTTCCATCAGGAATATTCCATTCTTGTCCTCCATATATAGGATTACCCATCATAATTAACCATCCAAAAGTTGGTGAACCGTAATATTGTTGTGAAACTTTATCCATTCTAGATTGACCTACCTTGTAGATATATCTTTTATCTGTAGACTTGGATGGTAATGTAATGTAGGGAACAACTGTTTGTTGTCCATCAATTAAAAAATCTACATACCTATTGTAACTTTCTCTTGCCATTATGTTTTACTAAATTTAACTTTACCGTCAAAGGTATCTTCTTTTGGGTTAACATTAACCGATTTATACAAATTTCTAATCTCGTCAGTTTGGAATTGCACAATTTCTTGGTTTTGGTTTGGTACTGTCGTATAATTAAATTTTCTAGTCTTTTTTGACTTATACATTTCATCTTCAATACCTTCAGTTAAGTCTTTATAAATTGAATCTTTTTTTAATTTATCAAATACTTTTTCTTCTTCTTTTAGTTCTTTTTGATAATCTTTACCTAAATCGTCAACTATATTTTCAAATTTATTTTTTAGGTTAACAGGGTCTTTAACATTTAATAAATCACCTTTAATCACATAATTAATAAATTCATCTTTTTTATTTTTATCACTTAATATTCTAGCCATTATTAAATAAAATGTTTTATCTGCCGATGTTTTAAAATCATTTACATTTTTTAATTTAAAATCTCCCGTACCGACATATATATCATCCGTAAAAGCTAGGGCATATTTGTTATCTTTTAACAGAAGCTCAAATTTACCATGTACTTTATCTAAAGTTTTGTAATCATTGGTTAATTCAACGTATGTATTATCACCACCATCAATTGGTATTCCCGCAATGCTATACACTCTAGGTAAATTAGTGTCCAAAAGTTTACCATCAGTTTTTGTTACAACTAAATTTACTTTTCTAATTAACTGTACGTAATTTTGTTGGAATAGGGTTAAATCCTGCATTATTGTTGATACCCCATTTGTGAATGTTTTTTCTAAATTAGAAATATATTCTTTCATATTAGTTTTAACCCCGTTAAGTTTTTCAGGTGTTTGACTAAACTTAAATTTATTTAATAATTTATCTAAAATAGGGTTTGCACCGCTATCAATATCACTAATACCTTTTTTAAATTCTTCAATAATATAGTCTTGGAATTTTTCAGATTTACCGTATATTGCAATTGTTGATGTTTGACCACTGTTTGAGGGCCCTGGAGTATTATCAGTTGTATTACCTTCAAATATAGTTCCTAAATTATATTTTGATTCTTTAGCCAACATCCCAACAACAGGATATGAATATTGTAAATTAGTACTTTCTAATTTATTAACAACAGTTTCAAAATAATTTTTAGTTTCAGTTAATAATTTATCCATAATCTCAGCATAACTAATTTCACCTGTCTGTCCACTAGGTACAGGAATATTAGTTATTATTGTACCAATAGTTGAGCCACCATCATTTGTTTGTTGGGTATCCACATTATTAACTGTTGCAGGTATTTCTGAAGCTAATATTGCATCAACAACTTCTTTATCTAACGCTGAGGTATCTTCAGTTGCAACCGCTCTCTCATCATAAATTTCAGTATTTGCATAATAGTTAAATGACAATGCGTTCTGTAATTGTTCTACAGGTTTTGCAAGACCCATTCCTCCAATAATATTAAAACTCAATGTTACATTGGCCATCATTGGTTGGATTCCTATACCTTCAGGGTTCATATCAAAAGTGATAGGTTCGTATTGGAATTGTAAACCTGTTGGTATTATTTTAGTATGGTAGAAATCACCAATTCTTAATACCAATACAGGTGGAGCTCCAAATGAGGTATTTACCGCATCATTATATTTTGGTTTACCATCAGCACCAATAGTCGGAATTGTTTCACCAGGTCTAACACATTGATTTAAGAATGTTAAACGAGCATTTAAACCTTCAGGTGTTATTGAGTGGAAGGTAGGATTAAAATATTTAATCTTTTCTTTAAATGAATTATAAACCATTGGGTTTTCTTCTTTAATTAATTCAAAGTAGTCACACTCAGTTAATAAGTTTCTTAATATTTTTTTAGCAATACCTTCTTTTAATTTTTTTATCACCTCAACAGTTGGTTTTGGTTTTGTGACAGGAATGTTTTCTGTTTTAGGTTGCTCAACGACTGGCGGTGGGGGAGCCGCGGTTGAGGTTGTAGTTGTAGTTGGGGCAGGGCTAATGTCAACTTTTATTTTACCGATTTTAACCCGTCTACATGCCATTGCGTCAACAGAAAATATTTGGGATAACGTGGTGACCACTCCGTTCTTATCTTTAATGTCTGTAGTACAATTAACGTCAAATCCAGGTCCTTTAGCTGGCGCGTCATCAGGGGCTTTAGGTATTACAATTGTTTCCCCTTCGCTTGATAATGTGAATTTTAAACTGCCGTCATCAATATACTTAGATAAATTAGCGTCACCAATAGTTGTCGCCCTTAAAAATTTAATAACAGAATCGTTTCTTCTTTTTGATAAATTTACGTTATAGTCTTTACTTGCAGGTGCAGAAGCTGACCCGACCATTTCAACAGTAATTTTTGCCTTTTTTTCTTTAATTAAATTATAAGCTTCAACTATAAAATTTTTCTCATTTTTAGCTATAGCATTAAAGTTTGGAATAATAACCGTATCGAAAAACTCTTTTACGTTTCTACTTTTAGAATCAGATTTAAATGTTGCATTTGCGTTATTTACGTATTTTTGAATAAAATCAGGTGCAATATATGAGTCATACCAAACATTAAACGGTTGACTTGCAACTGTGTTACTTGAATTAGGGTCGGGTCTGTCATTATGGAAATAAAACGCCAAATCTTGATACTTACCCTCAAAATCCTTGGCTGACGTATCAGGGGTTGAAGATTTATCTGTACCTGTGTCTTGATTACCTGTCGTACTAGAACCCGCACCACCGTCTCCAGTGTTTGCTTTAGGTATCTCTTTATTAATACCCGCCAATTCTTCAGGTGTTAATCTTGGGTTATTTAATATTTCCTGATATGTGAATAAATCTTTAGTCGGAATTGTATTGAACTTTTTCGCTAATTCATATATATCATATTTAACACATCCCGCAAAAAATGAATCGATGATTGAATTTATTCTTTCGTTGTTTTGACCTTTTAATTGTTTTTCAACTAACACATTCATTATTGACGGGTGGTCAACAATTATCTTCCAACTAAGTGTTCCGCTTCTACTTGTGTTATTATAAGTGTAAATTGGTTCAGGTCGACCCATAAAATTGGTAGATGAGAAGTTAGGAGCACTTGAGTCACTAAAACTTAAATTATAAGGTGGGAACCACATAACTCTACCTCCGTTAGGTCCTTTCTCACAAACAGGTAGTTCATCATAAGTAAACCCAGGTCTACTTGATGTTCTCCAAGCTAAGTTCTCTATTGAGAACATGTATTTTTTAGCAACTAAATCACCCTTAGCATTTGGTTGTATGTTAGTCGAGCCAGGGTTTTTAAGTGGAGCAATGTTTAAGTTATATGTATTATCAAAAACAGAATTTGTAAATCTTCTTCCTGATGTGGTAATACCATCTGTTTTTTGTAAATCCGCATATGTATAATATGGAGTATCTTTTGTAAAGACTCTACAATATTCAGTACCAACTTGTTCTCCCGTAGTATTATCTTTATAACTAACCACTTGAGAACCTTTAGTCATTTCTTTATAACCATCATTGAATACTTTACTAACTTGATTTATTGCATTACCAACATGTTTAAGTCTATTAATACCTGAAACATTATCGGCAGAGTCAACAAGTCTTTGTGTTTGGTCTAATATTGAGCTTTGTTTGAAGGTTATATTAGTCGATTCAGATTTACTATATTGTGAAGATATTTGATTAAACTCTTGGTCTAAACTTCCTGAACCTCCTCCGACAGTTGCTTTAAATCCTGCATCTCCTTTATATTTTGGTGATGTCCAAACGAACTGACCGTCAATACCTCCACCATCAGATGAAGATTTACCCGCTAAACCAAAATTAATTTTATTCTCATTACCTTCATATAAAATACCAAGTTCTGAAGGACCATATACAGGTGCTTGTTCTTGTTTACCAAATGGGTTAACAGGAACTTGGTTAGGTGGTGAAGTAATTGTCGATGGTTCAGCGTTTCTACTACCAACATAATACCCACCAACTAAAGTACCGTTATCAGGGTTAATTAAATTAACCGCCAAATTAACTACCGCTTGGGCAACACCTAATAAACCACCAAAGTTTTTATTGTAATCAGGTTTATATCTGTTATAATTTATGTTTGCAAATAATGCTGACCTTTGACCATTACCTGTATTGGCTAAAAATATTTCAGAAGGGTTTCTTGTCTTATTTAAGATAGGTCCTAAGAACCCTCCTGTTAATTGGTTAACAACATTTAACGCTCCTGATATTTGAGCGGACGCCCCTGCATTAGGTTCGTTCTCTTCAAAGTAATCTCCAGGTATTGGTGATACAGGCCAATAAGCCCCCGTCAATCTTGTTGCAAAATCCGCCGCCGCAACAATCGGATTCTCAGCAACGGTAATTCTCCAATTTTTGTATATTAAAGGTTCTTGACCCGTAACAATAAGACTCGCTTCAAAAGGGTCTGATAACGATTCTAAATTGACTAACCCTACTGTATTTTGGAATAATTCTGCGGCAATTCTTTCTTGGAATAAGAACCTTAATTGTTGAGCTCCTAATTTAGCGATGAATGAATCCTGAGATAATCCTGCGGGATTGTTATTAATTAATATCTCGTAAGGGGTATAAACTGCAGGAGTAAAAATAGGTGGATTCCAATAAGGTAGGTATAATTTATTGTTGTTTTGGATATTATCGATAACAACCATATCTTTAAACCCTCCTTCAGGTCCAAATTTATTTTCAATATAAGCAGCATCAATATAGAATTCATTTACTAAATCTAATACTGTATCGGTTGGGTCGTACTCACCTTTATTTGAGTCGACAGGTAATGGGGGTCCGTTATATGTTATATTTAAATTATAACCTCCTTCAGGTCCATATTCATTTAAAGGGTATAACTGTTGTGCAAATGGGTCGTTAGCTATTAATTCATCAGGTGAATCAATAACATTAGATACTGTCTGTACTACTTCATAATTTAACGGTCCCGATGGTGGTGTATAAACACCAGGTACATCATAAGGTGGGAGATTTCTCGCCATCAAAGTATCCCTAAAAGTTGCGGATGATGAAAAAGATAAAGTACTATCAGACATTTATTATTTTTTTATATAAATAGATATTGAGTTATTTTTTAATCATTAAACGTTACGCAAATGTTTCTAATGATTTATTAATTGTGTTTAATTGTCTCGAATAAGTATTATTAGAACCTGTCATACCGCCTTCAGTTACCGCGTTTTGAACTGCTGCATGTAGTTCTTTTTGTAATCCAGTATCTTTAATAGCGGATTTAATTTGTGAAATATGGTCTTCATTAATTGGTTTATCCGATTTTACATTAACTGTAAATTCTACTTGTACAGGTCCTTGGTTTTGTGATGAACCCATATTACCACTATCCAACCCTGTTCCTCCCATAATACCTCCCATAATATGTTTAAAGGTATCTTCAGGATGTGTTTGAATGGTAAAATCACCAACTTTAATTGTTTCGTTAACACTTTTTTTAGGTTCTTCAGGAACTATATTTACACCTATTTTATTTAACTGTTCATGTTCTTGGACTTTTTTAAGACTTTCTCTAACAGTTGTTTCAATTAAAGACCCGAACATATTCCCACTTTTTGAAAACTTGTCAAGTTCAGTTGTTGCATTTTCTAATGCAACTTTAAAATTATCTTTTAAAGCCGTTGTCATGTCACCTAATGAACCTGTAGCGGTTTTTATAACGTCATTAAGTGAACCTTCACCATTTAAAGCTTTATTTACCGCATCTAAATTATTTATTAATGTTTTATCAACACCTTTTCTAATATCACCTGTTTCACCTTGCATGTCTCTAATACCTCCAGCAACAACACCCGCCCCTGTTCTTAGAGCCTTAGCAGCATCACCAACGGCTTTACTACCCGCAAGTGCGTAACCCGCTCTGTTCATACTTTCTAACTCCGCCTTGATTGAGTCTAATGTACTTAATTGTGATTCCGCAATTTCTTCCATTGTTTTTGGGGCTTCGGATTGAGCCTTAGCGATTGCTTCAATATCAGAGTCTTTTAATTCAGTTACATTCTTTTCTTGAGTAACTCCTTGTTCGTCTTTAAACTTAATAATATATTGACCGTCTTTCATTTCGGCCATATTAGCAATCATCTTTTGGGTATCTTCATCAGCAAACTTATCACCACTCGGGAATGATATTTTACTTAACTTATCATCAAGTTCAGACCCCGCAAGAGCCATTTTAGTCATTTGTTCATATGGTATGTTCATGGCTTTAGCCAATTCCATCAATTGTCGTTTTCCTCCAGGTGCAATCTCAAATTTACCCGTCTCTTCATTAAATTGTGTAAATTGTTTTCCTAATTCAGCCACTTGATTCATCAATTCAGCAGGGTCGTTTTGAGCCAAATCCATTAATCTTAATGGGTCTAATAAGTCAGATTGAGTCGCTCCTAATCTTTGCATTGTTGCAGCCAACTCAATTGCTCCTTCAGGTTCAAATGCTTTATCCATCATACCTTTCATGTCTGAAACATTAACCCTTAAATTAACCGCCTGAGCCGCCATTTTAGCAAGACCTTGTACTCCACCTTCGAAGTTGTACTTATTCATCATATCCATATTGGATAGTGCTTGGTCACTAACCGCCTTCGCATTTACACCGATAGACCTTGCAGCATCAACAACCGTTTCCATATTTTTACCAATATCATAGACACCTGTACCAATATCTTTAAATTTAGATATTAATGTGTCCGCCGATTGGCCAGTCGCTTTAGTAGTTGCAAATAATTGTTCAATACCTTCAGAACTTAATGTTATACTTCTACCTAAATTAGAATATGCAGACTCTTGCATTTTAACAACGTCTTGGAATGTACCTCCTAATCTTTTAACGTCCGAAGCGGCGTCTGCTAAACCCGCCCTCATTAAATCGATATTTTGAGCCCCTAAACCAAATTGTTGAGCCATCCCATAAGCCGCTTCCTCAACTTCTTGAATAGTTTTAAGAAGACCATCGGCGCTGGTCATGTTCTTTAAGACTTCTTTAAATTGATTAATTAATAAATTACCATCCGCCTGTCCTGCCATGTGATATGTTTTATTTATAAATAGTGATTAGACTAATTATTTTTAGGTTTATTATATTCAATAATTTTGTCAATCAAATATCTTCTCATATATGTTGGCATGAGATTAAAATCTGAGTAGGATACTCTTAAAAATTTTGCTAATAAATAATACTCGTCAATTAAATATTGTCTGTAATTAGAAGAAAGGCCGAAAAAATTCAACCCCAAAGGCTATCTCGAAAGATACCAATTCTCCTGACGGGGCTTGAACATTTTTTTTAAGGTCTAAAGACGGTTGGTTTTCTCTTAGGAAATTTCTAATATATTTAGAATCCATGATTGGCATTGATTCGATAAACTTAGAAATCTGTTCTCTATCTTGAACCCCATTTAGTTCAACAATTTGTTTATTTAACCTCCATGTAATTTTTGGTGGTGTTAAGTTTTGTGGGTATTGTTCTGCTTGTTTGTCTAACTCAATAAGTTCGGAATATGTTAAAACTCTTAATTTAACAACGGCTTCACTCTTAGGTAATTTAGTGACGAAAAACCCGTTATCATCAGGTAGATGATTTGGTTTTTTAATATTTAACTCATCTAAAACAATGGTCGCGCTAAATTGTTTATTTGTTACAGGGTCAGTTAAATTTATATTGTATTCAGGACCAAAAGAAGTATTTCTTAAAAATATTAAAATTGCTTCAACATCACCTTCAAGTAATTCTTCAGGTCTTAAATCATGTTCATATAATTTATTCCTTAAAAGTGAAAGAACAATGTTCCCTGAACCACCTTTAAAAGCACTGACGATAAAATTTTCATCATTAGCCGTTAAATAACCTACTTTAACTGATTTCTTTTTTGATTTGTAGAAAAGTCCCTTAGAAGGTAACTCAACAACATCGTGAGGTAAATTAAAATTTTCTTGACCTACTGTATAAGCATTTTGTTCCATATTATTATCTTTTACTATAAAATATACGGTATATCATTTTTTTTTAAATAAAAAATCCCACATAATCAAATATGTGGGATAAAAATATTTGTTTTTTATTGGATTAGTAAACAAGGATACATCTGTCAGGTCTTAAAGTTGCCGTGATAGATGCGATTGCGTCAGAGTTATAAGCTAATGAGTCAAAGTTAACATCAGATAACCATGTACCTTCCATAATCCATTTCTCAACAACAACTCCTGTTGGGTCCAACATTTCTAAGTCAACGTTCTTTTTGTAACCCGCCGCGTAACCCATACGACCTGTAACAGACTCAGCACATAAACGAACCCATTCCATTAACGCTTGAGATGCCGAAGGACCAATAGGGTCACGGAACTTAACGTTAATTGTACTCCAAGTAAAACGTCCTGCAACATAGGTTGACGTATTAAGGAATTGAATCTCAACTGGGTTAACTGTTATATGTGGTCTTGATGCAGTTTCTACGAACCATTCGTTAATCCCCAAAGTAGATGGGAAACGAAGAATGAACCTGTTTTGTCTTTTCGGTTCATAAGGTATCGGCATTTTCATTAATAAATCAGCCATTGTGTTTTCTTTTTAATTTTTTGTTTATTTGTTTTTTTTATTTATAAATATATTCAGTTAAATTTTTTCTCTTTACTTTTCTTTTTTTTTATCTAAATCTCTTCTAGAGCCTTTAATTAATATCTTTTTTTAATTCCTCCTGCAGTTGAGTAAGTCTTTAACATAGGTTCATCTTCAAAATGACTTTTAATTTTCTCAACATTTCTAATATCATCATCAGAAAATCCAATACTAGGTAATTTAAAATTATTAGATATTTTATTCTTTAAATATGCCTTTTTACGAATATGTTCTGATACATCTTTAATATACTGAATAAAATCTTTCATCGCTTTAACCTTACCCTCTTCAGGATTGGTTGCAGAACCCTCACCATAACTTACAGGATGAAATCTACAAAGGTCTAAATAATTATTTATTAATTCTCTTGTCGATAAATTATCCTCATCAGCTAAATCTCTATATTTTTTAAGATTTTTGATTAGTTCTTTGGAGTTAATCCCGTCTCTATTAGCGGCTATTAAATTATATACCGCTTCTTTTAATATACTTGGGGTATGTCCTCTAGCAGTAATAATTGAAAAAATTGACCCGTTGTTAATCGCTTCTACAAAGTCTCCCCATGCAGGACCTGTTTTAGCTATCATAGAATCAACAACGAATTGTTTATCTCCCTTAACATTAAAATATCTAAAAGGGTCTTCAGCAAATCCAACTATTTTGTGTCCCTCATAATCAAAAGGTTCCGAACCTATTTGAGTTCGATATTCTGCAAAGTCTTCGGTTGACATCCCAACCTCTTTTCCGTTATCATCTTTTAAAATGATTTTTGTTGGCATTGTCATAATATTATCGTCCCAATCAAAGGCATAATATTTCATATCAGGTGTACCTGTTTCGTCAATACCTTCTACTATGTATCTTCTATCTCTAAACATATTATATTATAAATAATGGTGAGCCGATTTTTTAACCGACTCACCACATTTTTTTATTAGATATTATCAAACGATGCTCCTGTCGGAGTAATATAGAATGTAATATCTATGAATTCTAAAGATTTAGTTGGTTTAACATAAATTTTACCTGTTAATTGGTTTCTATCTAAATCCGCAGGGTCTGAAGAAACTGTTACACGGAAATCGTATAAACCTCTGTCTCTTCTGATAGCATCTAAGATAGGGTTAACCGCATCTAAGAAATCTTGTCTTACTTTCTCATCGTTTTGTTCAAACAATAATCTTACAGAAACCGCTGAAATTAATTTACGAGCTTGTAATAATAATCTTCTAACATTAATTCTGTCAAGTGCTGATTCTCTAATTTGTAGAGTTTTGTTACCCCAAATTACAGTTCCAACATCTGAGAAAGTTGCAATTGGGTTGATTCTACCTTTATATAACACATCTCTATCTTCTTGAGTTAACTTCTTTCTCGCTTTAATTGCATTTACAATACCTCTTGTGTAACCCGCCGCAGCGAACCAAGGGAATGCGATATTATCTGTTAACGCTAAGTTTCTCGTAACCTCTGCAGTTGCTGGAATATAAATCTGAGTGTTATTAACAGTATCTCTTGTTAATACCCAAGGGTAGTAAGTAGCGGTGTAGTTTGAATCTAAACCTGCCTCCTCAAGATTATCAACCGCTTCTTGTGGGTAGATGAAATCTAATTGGTCTCCTGTTGAAGGTACAAACATATTATAGTCAGGTGTTGTACAGATATAAACTGAATCCGCTCTATCGTTTTCAATCATGTCAACCGCATCACCAACTAAGTTTGAGTGATTAACATAGTCAATACCAGGTGTAACAAACACGTTGATATTAACCGCTTCAGGGTTTGCAAAACTTCTTTGACCTAATAAGTATGCGTAATAGTCGGTGTTCGCCCAATCTTGAGTATTATCTCCAACTGTAATTTGTTTAAACGCTCCCCATCCTGTTGCGGTAGGGTATTTAAATGAAGGACATGCTCCTTTTCTATATCCAGGTTGACCTAAAGAGAATCTATCACCATTAGTTCTACTTTCTCTATAGATATCCCATCCATCAAAACCACCCGCACATAGTAAACTAAATTTACGAGCAAATAATCTGAAATATGGATTTGATGAATCTTCAGGGTCTGTAGTAAATGGTGCTGAACCTACAAAGAACGCTGGAGTACCACTAGTTATAAATCCATTACCAATCGTTATACCTGATGCGTTAATGTCCATGTGGAAACCTCTTGATTTGTAGAACCAATCATCACCACTAACATCTGTACAAACGTCTAATGGAAGTTGTTTACCTTTATAAGAGTAGAAGTCAACGTCAAATCCTACAGTATCTGAAATACCTAAATAAGTTCTTCTAATATTATCACCCGCACTTCTAACTATATCGTCCGCTCCTGATGATAAACCAAATGGAGGATTATATACTACCTCACCAGGGAAATCATATTTAGTTTTATAAATTGGGAACGGGGGTCTAACTCCCGCGTATTCTCTAAATTGGTAACCTTCAAAACCACAAGGTAATGCGTCTACAGGAGCATCCTCATTAATTTCAACCATTATAAATTTAGAATTTAATGCGTATTCCCCATCAACAGTTCCTATCTTTTTAGCTATAAAGTTATTTTGACCTGGGTCCATAGAACAGTTAGTGAATTTCTCAATTACATCAGGTGCCGCATCAGAATCAAAGAAGTCTCTAACAATAACGTCAAACGTACCATTACCAAATGATATATTCGCAATTGATATTTTTACTTCAGTATTTGCCGCATTACCGTCAGCGATTGTAGTAAATTTAAATAATTTGTATACTTTATTACCTCTTAATTCAGACACAACCCATGGTGACATAGGTGATTGATATTTTTCTAAATACCAAGCGATTGATGTCGGGTCATTTCCTTGTCTCGCATTTGGTAAAGCCGTTAATTCACAATTTAAACCTCTAATATAACCTTTTCTCCATGCAAAATTTAATAACGCTTGGAATCTTTCCTCAACAAATAACGGAACAACATCTTTAGGTTTTGCAAAGTTTGATGTACCAAATACTTTTGTTAAGTACTTACTATCTGAATTTGAAAACGATGTTTCAAAAAATAGTTTTTCACCGTCTTTGTTTGTAATGTTTAATCCAAACGTAGAATAAGGGTTTTTACTAACTCCAGAATATTCCTTGTCACAAACCATTTCAACATCAGTTAAACCTGATACTTCATATACCGCACCATCATCAGTTCCATATGTTGCTAAACCTCTTGAACGTAAAGTTGCAATTACTAAATCATCGTAGTCTGTATAGGCAGTTCCTGAATAAACAAAAATTCTACCAACTATTTGACCTGTATAACAATCAACAGGTTTAACAGTTGTTGTTGATGTTGTAGTTGTTGCCGTAGGACTAGTACAAGGATTTGTAGTTGTTGTAGTTGTTGGTTGAGGTGCTGCGGTTGTTGTCGGAGTTACAGGTATTAATTCTAAGTTAGTAACAATATTCCAAAAAGAAAACCCTGTATAAGCAGCGTTTCCAATATTATCAAAAGTTGCATAATACCAAGGGTCATTTACTGAAGCGGCAAAATTAATATTCTCAGCGTTTACATTATCAACACCAAATACATTTGTTTCTGCCGTAAAGATTGGTGATAAGATATTATAATCTTCTTTTGGAATAGCTCCAAAGTAATCGATATTAGTAAATTGCAAGTCAGTATCGTTTAAACAATCTAAAATTTGACTTGTTAAATCATTATAAATTGTTGATGTACTACCATCAAATTTTTCATATGGTAAATTTAATTTCTCTAATAATTCATCAGGAATTTCTGAAGGTATTGTAAATTTAATACTGTCCGTATTATTATTACAACCTGTAAAACTAATAGCATAATCTATTGTGTAATAAGAGTTACATTTAGGTTCACAGTTTTCAATCACAGGGTCCAAACAGTAAAAGTCAACTGTTGATGGGTCAACATTTGCTTTAGTCGATATTGACCAAGAAGGTCCTGCGTCATAACCTGATAAACCTAAAACTCTTGTTACAAACAATTGGTTAGATTGTTGTAAATATGATTTAGCGATATATGCTGATTCATATTTAGGTATTTGTGTATTAATGAATTTTTCAGGGGATGTCCCTCCAAAATATGTAGTGAATTCATCAAAGTTTCTTATAAAGATTGGTTCGAATGCTGGTCCTTTTAAAGTCTCACCAACGATACCTAACGTTGTAACTCCAACACTTTGAGCTACGAAACTTAAATCAACCTCAGATGTGTACACTCCAGGAGATACGAATACTTTGTTGTTAGATGCCATTATTTTTTTAATTTAGCTTGTTAATTTATTTTATTGATAAATATTCACTAAAAAACCAAAATACTTTACTTTCTTGCAAGTATTTATAAATTGGGTAGAATAAATTCTACCTTTTTTCTACCATGGGACAAGAGGTTAAAAAAATAAAGAATTTAAAGATATCAGTTGAGGTTCATGACCTATTAAAAAAATACTGTGATAAAAACGGTATTAAAATGTACAGGTTTTTGGAAAAGATGATAATAGAAAAATGTAAAGATAAAAAAGATATATACGGTGAAAATTAAATTAACACTCCGTATAAAAATATTTTAGACTCTAAATTAATATTAGTTTTAGTAACTACAAATTTAAGAACATCGTTTGTGTTTATTTGAATATCTGTTATATCACTACCATAATAATTGTTATTTATATAAACATCATAACTACTAATATTCTCAGACCCCACAATTTTAACATCTGCAATATAGTCAAACACTTGAGATATTGTATCATTACCAATAATAAATAAAATCTCACTTGGTTCCTTCTCAATATTCTGTACCATTTTAATCTGTCTTCTTGATGTTTTAGTGTCAACCTCAACAACCTGTAATAATCTTGTCACCGCAGGAGAAACCTCAAACTCGTCCTCATCAATTAAAAAACCTAACATTGTAAACTCATAAGTTTGTATGTAATATTTTCTTTTTTCAATATCCATTACAGATTCATCAGAAATATTACCCATGATAATAGGAATATAATGTCCTTTAATCACTTGATACGCCTGTCTTGATGCGAATTTTTCAAGAATATTTTTATTGAACTCGTTAAGTTCCCTCATTCTATTACATATTATTTTAACTTGGTATGTAATATCTACAGGAACTGGTTGAGGAATTTTATATATATCCATACCAGCTCTTTGTCCATCCCATGTTGGGACTTGAGCATAAAAATATTGTCTCCTATTTGGAATGTTATATATTACCGCGGGGTTAGTACCAAATTTTACTTCAGGTATTCTAATTACCGTAATAAAAGGAGGTTCCGCATTTTTATCAATGTTTTGGAAATTCCATGTCTCAACAAACTGAGACCAATTTTGAGTGGTTATAATAATATCAACCATAGGTATAACCTTACCCTCAACCACACATTTCAATTCGTCCTTAACAAAATCCAAAAATCCTTTATCCAAATCAGCATGTAAAATTGATTTGGGTAAATAAGTTCCATCTTTATTTATTTTATCTAATAACTCTTGTCGTCTAGGTAATAAAGTTTTAGATTCTGTTAATGGTATATATTTTTTTATTTTTTTAGGTAGTGGCATCTTCTTTTAATATTAATGGTTCTTCATTAAAAATTACCTTGTTTTTACTTACCACACTATAATTTTGGTTATCAAAAACTAAAGCCATTTTTTTATTTACAAACACTATTTTATTTACACTCTTTTTAGATGTATAATCTCTCATACCATATGTATTAACAGTATACTTACCATCTTCTTCTGTATAATTTGTTAAAGGTTTAATTTGGTAGTTAACATCATCTACGGTAACGTCAACACCTTTCCATCTATCCATTATGGACCCATGTGGATAATAAATAAAATTATTTGTACCAATTCTATATAAAAAATTATTAACAGAATCTTTTTCTAATTTTAATCCTCTTTTAATAGATTCCCATTGTCTTTTAACTAATAGTTTTGTGTATTTTGTATTGTTTTTAAATAAATCCGACATCCACTCAACAATATCATTTATTTCCTTACCATTTTTTAAATCCTCAAAATACTGTAAATAAATTAAACTATGTATTTCGTCTTTAGTGTCAAAATAATTCATAATAGACCAATCTTCTGACTTATCCCCTATCATTTCCCCAATGGTGTAAATACCTCGTAACCCTGGTGTATAAACACTATCTTGTTTAACCCAATTTTGTGGGAAGGCTTTTTCTAAAGCTTCTCTAACTGAGGACGATGTAATACCAATTGTTTCGGATAATTTTTTATGATTTTTTAATTCAAAAGAAGGATAATACTTTTCTAACGATAACCTATCAACATAGGCTCTTTTTTTATCCATATCTATAAAAATCTCATTTTCATTAAATTCAAAATCACCATCAACACCATACATTTTAATTTTATTTGGTATTGGGGAATCATCATCAACGGCTACAATATCATTAAAATAAAATCTTTTTGTGTTAAATTTCTCAAATAGACCAATTTTTGTGTACGTATATTTTGTAGGTTTTTCCTCAGATTCTTTAATTAAATGGGATTTAATTTCATTGATAACAAAAATTTTATTTTTATGATTAATCATATCAACCTCTTTAGCTTTATAAACAGGTTCTTTATTATCTTTATAAACAAAAGAATCATATTTATATGGGTCGTAAGTTATCACTTTGGATGAAGTTTCATTTGGTAACTCTTTACACGGAAATTCACAATAATCTATTAATTTACCAATAACAAACGCATGTACGTTTTTCCTTTTTTCAGACCTAACTTTTTCTTTGCCTCCTCCCCTAACTCTAAATTCAACATCTTTTAATTTTATATAATCGGCATGTAGAATAACTTTTGATTTATATGTTACTGAAAAGGTGTGTTTATGTAAATTATAATAAACCATCACATTTTTACCTCGATAATCTTCGTCAGAATTATTATGACCACATTTATGACATATATAAGGGTCGTCACCACCTTCTGATAACTTCCAAGACCATCCACATTTATCGCACAACACTTTACTTGAATTAATTTTTTCGAGTAGATTTAATATTTGTGTTTCAGTTATTACTATTTTCATAAACCTCTAAATTCATTTTCAGTTACCGCAGAACCCATAATTGTTCTGTAATATGGTTTGTATCCTGCGTAATTGTGTTTGTTGTCTGATACAACCCTTCCGTCATTATTCACAACATAATATCTCACCCTATCTTCAGTCTCATAATAACCTATATAATCACCATGACTTATATCAATACCAAGTTCCTCTAATTGTTTAATATACACAGAAACTTTAATATTACCAGGCTCAAATTGATTTACTTTAGAAGTACCGATATTTTTATTTTCAGGCGCCATTATTTGAACATACCCTTTAAATTCGACAGGAGGTAAAAATTTAATCCCATCTTTTAAAGATTCCCCATAAACATCATCCGTTTTAGTCTTAATTCTGTCTATTCTGTATAATACCAAAGTAAAATTCATATCCCCATACAACCACTCTTCACCAATTGATAAATCTAAGTTGTAATCATCGGAACCGAAAAATTTACCTACTCTTGTTATTGGAACTTTATTATTCATCATTGATAAATATCTAAATAATTATTATTTTTATAGATATAGAATGTTAGAAGTAAAAGTTACAACAGGTAATACCTCATCATTAATTGAAATGAGGGCGTTAGAAATTCTCGATACTTATTCGGGAGGTAATAATTTTATATTAAATTTAAAACATAAAAAAGAAAATAATAAAAAATTTTATCCTACTCGTTCCCAATCCGATTACATTTTAACTTTCCATGAAACCCAACCTAAAGTCGCCAAAAAATGGGTTGAATTAGACCCTTATTTTGCAAAAAAAATTGCGGATGAAAAATTATACACAACAATTCCTGAACAAGTTTGGGTAGAGAAATTATTGGCGGAAAAAGAAAAATCATATCATATTTGGGGTAAAATTTTTGATAACGAAGTATTACATGATTTTTGGTTACCAAAAGGTGCTATAATTAAAACTCATAAGGTTGAGAAAGTCGAGATTGATTATTCTAAGTATTCCCACAGACCTTTACTAAATCACCAAGTTCTTGCGGTTGAGAAACTTGCGGGTTCAAAAAGATTTATTTTAGCTGATGATATGGGTCTAGGTAAAACAACCGCAACAATAGTTGCAGCATTAGAAACAAAGGCTAAAAAAATATTGATAGTTTGTCCCGCATCATTAAAAATAAATTGGCAAAGAGAAATCGCGAATTACACTGATAGACCTGTTTATATTGCAGAAAGTAAAAATTTTTCGTTAGAGCATGATTTTGTAATTGTTAATTATGATATTTTGAGAAACTTTTATGATACAGGTAAAGAAAAAGAAAACAGTTTAATTTATCAATTTAACCCTGATTTAATTATTATTGATGAGGCTCACTATATCCAAAATGGTCAAGCACAACGAACTAAATTAGTGAATAGTTTTAGTAAAAGAGCCGAAAGATTATGGTTACTAACAGGTACACCAATGACATCGAGACCAATGAATTATTTTAATCTTCTAAGTTTAATTGAAAGTCCTGTTGCTCAGAATTGGATGGCATATGCCATTAGATATTGTCAAGGGTATCAATTTAAAGCTGGTAATCGTAAGGTGTGGAATGTTACGGGAGCGTCAAATTTAGAAGAATTACGAGATAGAACCTCAAGACAAGTTTTGAGGAGATTAAAAACTGATGTTTTAGATTTACCAGATAAAATCATAACCCCCGTCTATTTAAGATTAAAATCCAAACACTATGAAGGATTAATGGGGGAATATTATGATTGGTACGACAACAAAAAAGAAGAATCAAATTCTCTAACAGTACAATTTTCTAAGTTAATGAAAGTAAGACAAGTCATTGCTGAAGAAAAAATATCAAACACTATAGAATTGGCTCAAAATATTTTAGACCAAGATAAAAAAGTTATTATTTTTACAAATTTTACAGACACTCTAAATAAAATTGCCGACCATTTTGGTAAACAAGCGGTTAGATTAGATGGTAGTACAAGTAAACCACAAAGACAATATGCGGTTGACCAATTTCAAGAGAACGAAAAAGTTAAAGTTTTTGTTGGTAACTTAAAAGCTGCGGGTGTTGGTTTAACTTTAACCGCGGGTGAAGCGGTTATTATGAACGATTTATCATTTGTACCATCTGACCACTCACAAGCTGAGGATAGAGCCTATAGATATGGTCAAAAATCAAATGTATCGGTATATTACCCAATTTTTGAAAACACTATCGAGGGAGTAATCTATGATATATTGGCAAATAAGAAGAATATATTTGAGACTGTTATGGGTGACAATTTAGATAGGGGAGATATTGTTGAGGAAATGATGAATCGAATTAATAGTCTGAGATAATTTAAAATATCGGCTTATTTATAGTATATTAATAATAGCCATATGAAAAAATTTGAAAATAAGATTAAGATATTAAATGAATCCTTAATCTTACAAGAACAAAAAGAAAATGAAAAACTCTTTTTGTTTGAGATGAAAAAAATAGGTATCGAAAAATTACCTTACTCTTATTCGGCACTAAAACAATTTATAGACGCCGAAACAATGTCATATCATTATAATAAACATTATAAAGGTTACGTTGATAAACTTAACAAAGCTTTATCTAAAAAGAAAGGTGGTGATTTAGAATTAGAAGAGATTATAAAATCAATTAATAAATTTGATAAAACAGTTAGAAATAATGCAGGAGGCGCATTTAATCACGCTTTATTTTGGAAGATGTTGTCACCAAAAACTCAAAAACTTTCGGGTGAAGTTTTATCAAGAATTAATAAAGATTTTGGGTCTTATAAGAACTTTCAATCTAAGTTTGAAGAAATTGCTAAAGATAGATTTGGTTCAGGTTGGGTTTGGCTAGTAATAACTAAAAATGGTAGACTAAAAATAACGTCAACACCTAATCAAGATAACCCATTAATGAATGTTGTAGAAGATGGAGGGTACCCAATTTTAGGACTTGATTTGTGGGAACACGCTTATTATTTAAAATATAGAAACAAACGAGACGAATATATTAAAAACTTTTGGAAGGCGGTTAACTGGGATTTTGTTAACAAATTATATAATTCTAAAGGAAGTAAAAAATTAAATGAATCTGTAGAAAATACACCTATTAACGTTAAATCACCGTCCCAAAAATGTAGTAAGTCCGCAATAGATGCTATTAGATTTATTTTTAACATTAATCCTAAAGTTAAAAAAATATATCGAGAAGCTATCGACTCAATTCTGAAAGAAGTTTTTAGTAATAAATATTACGGTAATGACGAGTACGGAGAAGGTCAAATGTCGGGTATCTATGATTTGGAGGGTAATGGTAGGTCAATAATAAATAAACTTAATACTAATTATTCTTGTTTTTGTATTCTATTAGTTGACGTTAATAAAGTCCTAAAAAGTATGAATAGACCTATAATTAAATTAATAGGTCAACCACCATTCGTCCAAATAAGTGAAACAAAAAAGTTTGTTAGTATTTTAGATGAATTTAAATATAGAATCTTTAATGAAGATTCCCCAACATTTAAAAATTTAATGAGTGGGCTTGGGTTAACCCATGGTATTGGTAGTAGAACTGAAAATCACGTTGTAGACCTTTTAAAGAAAAAATTTGGTGAGAGTAACGTTGAACAGATTGGTGAATTAGGTAATAAAGAAGACATGATAAGTGGTGTCGATTGTAAAGTTACAATAGATGGGGTAACTAAAACCGCGCAAATAAAACCTTATTCAGATACTAAAAAAGAAAACGGAGAAATAACATTAATAGATAGCGGACAAGTAAAAATGTACCCAACAGATTGGATTATATTCTCTAATAAAATTAAAGGGGTTTTAATATTTGAAAACAAAGACACCAAAATAATTGGTGGTCAGTATGTATTACCTGAATCAGATTTAATTTATGAACTAAGTTGATATTTATAATAAAAAGTCAACATGTCAATTATTGCAGAACCAGAAAGAACTCAACTTTATACAAGATTGAGACATACATTAGGAGCACCTCTTAGGTCGGTAGAATTAGAAGACGAACAATTGGATTCTATTTTAGCTCTTTCTATAGAGGATTACTCTCAATATGTACAAGATTGGCTTATAGAATCCCAATGGACCTCATTGTATAACTTAAATCTTGACACACAATCTTTATCAAGAGCCTTTATTACTAAAAGTTTAGATTATGAAGAAAGATATACATATGCTTATTCTAAAATTGTTGGTTTACAAGCAGGGGGTGATTATGTACTTAAAAAAGATTTCTTTAATATCGAAAGGGGTAAACAAATTTATGAAATTCCCGCAGGTCGTGAAATCAATGAATTATTATGGTTTACTCCAACCGCTCTAAACAACGTCCTTTTTGACCCGTGGTCTTTTGGGGCTTTAGGTGGAGCAGGATTAGGGGGGCCAGCAGGATATTCTCAAATGGGATATACAGGTTCATATTTTATGATGCCTGCATTTGATATGTTACTTAGATTACAACAAATTAATATACAAAGAAGAATCATTGGTGGTGATTTGACATATAGAATAACCGCATTACCTGATGGTAAAAAGGCGGTTCATTTAATGAATGTACCTGGTGGTAAATTTGATTTTGGTAATGGTTCTTTAAGAAAGGGTCAAGTTTGGTATTGGTATTATGATGTAGGCCCTTCAGATAGAGATAAGTGTTTAAAAGATAATCCTGATATAATCAAGTTACCTTCTGACGTTCCTTTTGATAAAATTTCTTGGGTTGATTTAAATAACCCAGCTCAGATTTGGGTACGTAGATATTTCTTTGCGTCTGCAAAAGAGGCATTATCTAAAGTTAGAGGTAAATTTAGTGGTAACATTAAAACTCCTGATAGCGAATTAACGATGGATTACCAATCATTAGCAACTGAAGGTAAAGATGAAAAAACAAAACTAATCGAAGAATTGATTGGTGCTGAAGGTCGACTTACAAGACTAAGACCTGAGAAAGTCATGGAGAGAGAAGCGTTGTTGGCAGAAAATTTAAATAAACAAAAGAAATTTACTGCAATGCCAAGACAAATATATGTAATTTAATTTTATGACAGGACAAAAATCAACATTAGTTAGAAAAAAAATTAGTGATAGACATATTCATTTTGAACCCGCAAAAGTAATCGAGTTAAAAAAAATTATATCTTTACCTAACTATATTACAAATGGTGAAGAATTTTTAGTGGTTAAAGATGTTGATTCGTGTGAATTAATCTTAGATGGTACAACAACTTCTGAAATTAAAATTAAATCATTAACTGACACCATTATTAAATCTAAACAAGGTCGTATTGACGAGTATTACGATGAAATATTAATCAATAACAGAGCTTGTATCGAATTAATTTTTTTAAATGATAATTGGTATATAACCTCATCGGATGGGATTAAGTTAGATTAACTTTTCCTCCCATCCTTCAGACGCCAAATCATAAATGTATTCAGGATTTATTCCTCTTTTTTCCCAATACTTAACCTCACCATCGGAAAGAGATAACACTTCCTCCAACTTATCTTGGTCTTTTTCCTCAAATGGAACACCATTAATTAGTTCACATTGGTCCTTAGTAAAAAAACCTCTATCATCAGGTTTTGTAACTAATAACCCATCTCTAACTTCTTCTTTAAAAACGACCAATAAAGGTTCGATACGTTTGTTAAAAGTAGCAATTGCTCTCGCTACATTATATTCACCCTTCATGTCAGGATTGTTTTCAATCTCTGAAGGGTCTAACATATAACAATTAATCTGAACCATTGATGTTACAGAATCATCAGGATATTTCCCATTAGTCGAAAAATAATATTGTAATTGCTCATCACTCCAACCTCGTTTAAGTTTAGTTACTTTTTGAACATCCCCTTGAGACGCTTTAGTTCCGTTATTAACATAATAAATAACATCACCCAAACTAACGTTTAATTTGTGTTTAGCCGCTAATTCCATATGAGCCATCATACTCATCGCCCCACCTGATTTTGTCTTTTGGGTAGAACGCTTAACGTAATCCTCCATTGAAAGTTTTACTTTAGCTCTTTGAGCAATCTTCATAAGTGGTATTTGTTGGGTATAAATCTTATCAAGGTATTCATAATACCACTCAACAAAATCTTGACCCTTACCCTCTAATAATTGTTTAACCCCTTTATCTAAAAAGTCCTCGATATATAAAGGTAACTTTTTAGATTTAATCGTATTACCCGTTAATTTGATTTTACCACTAGCTTCCATAACCGCATAATTTTTACGAGCTAAGTTAATACAAGAGGGCCACGTACCGTCAGTATCTAACGCCATTTCACCTCTCATAAATGTATCATTAAACTCTGCAACATCCGCATCGTCACCAACATATTCTTTACCTTCTTTAACTTTCCAATTAAGACCTTTACCAATATATCTGTGATTTTCCCACCCATCAGGTTTAGAAAAGTTAACACCGTCAGTATCCATTACAAGAGGGGTGTAACCTTTTTTCATGAAGAATCTAATCATCTGTCTTAAATACTGTCGACCTGTACATGTAATTTGTTCACCCATATACATGTCACCCCATGCAAATACTTGAGGGGCCGATAACGCACCGAACATCGAGTTGATAAAAATCTTAATTGGTAATTGTTTTCTATCATATGATACAGATTTCTTCTTATCCTTATCATACCATTCCGCCGCTAAGTTTTTATACATAATACGAGCATTACGAAAATACGATAACATTCCTTTCATACCACCCATAATATCACACTCAGGAAATACATCGTGTACTAATTGTATCGATGGATAAAGTGATGAGTAGTCAAGTTTTAATACATTTCTTGAGTACCCAACTTTTAATAGTCTTGACAACCCACCAACAAATTCTGTTTTCTCTTGTTTTTTAGGTATTGCTAATTTGTATTTGTAAGACCAAGCCAACATCAACATCTTCCATAATGTTGCAGTACCCATTGTGGATACTCGTTCATAAGTTGTTGGTACCAATGATGCCAACAAGAAAGTTCCTTGGTTAAATTCCTCATCCACCAATAAAGTTTCTTCTAAGTCATCATCAAGATAGCGCTCAACAATATCATCACCTGTTGTTTTTATATAAACGTCACTTCTTCTTTCACAAATTTCATCAACTTTCTCACTATCCCCAACTCTTTTATATTTACCATTTTCAATATTTAACCAATATTCATTTTTCTCTTTATACATAGAACCAATCTTATCATGGTCAATGTAAATACGGTCAGGAGCTTCGGCATCAATATATTGAGTAATATACTTCAAACCTGCGGATTTAATACTCGAGTTTATCGCTTGTGCCCTTCTTACTGAATGTAGGATGTCGATAATATTATAACCCCACATACCAACTTGGTTATAACGCTCAACCTCATTGGCCAATTTTAATAGGTTTTCACTTTGTTTGATATTAATGTCAGGATTTAATGTACGACATATTTTTTTAATATCTAAATTAAGAGCCTTACAACGTTCAAATATCCAATACCAGTCGAAGTTAAATGAGTTATACCCACCAATAATACTTGGTTTTAATTCATTAATTGTTCTAAAAAATTCAACCAACCCCCTTCTTTCTTCATCTTCATTTGAACACTCGATTACTTTTTTAAATCCTTTGTTTGTTTTCATTCCAATCATGAAGATACGACCGTCTTTAGGTTCTAACGCGGTCGTCTCCAAGTCGAATCCAAATCTCGTAATGTCATTATATTCTTCGTAACCTTTAAATAATCGTTTTTCTTTCTGAATGAGATATTGTTCTACAGGGGGTAAGATTAGTATTTTATCCTTAGTTCTTTCTCCCCAAGGGTCTACTCCACCATCTCTAAAAAATTGGATTAATTCTCGATATCCTTTGAGGCACTTAACCATAAAGTTAAGCCCTTGTTCTAATCTATCATTACCACCAGTCTCTAACTTCTCAATCATAATACCATATTTGGTCATTGCCTCTTTCTGTAGGGCCTTTGATGATTGATAAAAATTAAGTCCTCGTAAATCGCCAACCCAAGCAAATGGGGTGAACGTGTCTTTCCTTATCTCTTTACCTTTTCCAGGAATTTCTTTGATTTTATAAATTGAGTTTGACGCGTAATCAAACTCGACTGCGACTATAAATTCTTCAGGGTCGCCACCTTCTAGGAAGGATTTAATTTCTTCTTGACTTATCATAATATACTTTTAGTTGGTTTATTTGCTGCCGTACGCTGACGACATTTACCTTACCTTTATAAGTATATTTTAAATCTCCCTAAATGTCAATTAGTATAAACCGTCCTTAAGGATTTTCATTAAATTATCTTGATGAGTTTGTGTCCAATAAGGCTTCGAGTTAAAACCGTTAGTTGTGAAATTATTAGTACTTGTAATCCAATCAAATAACCCATCAACACCATCGGTGGTTAATGATTGTATATTATAAATTACATAATCATCACTTAATGATTTTGTTGTAGTGGCAATATCTGCAGATTGTGTTAATGTTAAATAATAAGACATATAAGATTTTGCTGCTTTCCATCTATTTAATCTAGCGGCATAAGAACTCTCAACTAACGAATCCCAAAACATTTTTTGTTTTTCTTCAGTTAATACTTCATCTCTATATTGTTTATCAACCACAAAATTTGAGGCCGCAACAAATTTATCATTTTCAGTTAAAGATGACCAACCAATAGATTGTACATATAAAGAAGATTGTACCCTACAAAATGTATAATCATATTTAGACATACCAATACTCATCCAAGACGATACTGAAGTTATGTCGTTATATATTAAAGTGTCGATAGTTTCTCCAAAAACATATAAAGGAGGTAATGGGTTATCTGTACCAACCAATACCGTTTGTTGTTCTATTCTATATCCTATTTTTAATTGTTCCATTTTCTATAAGTATCTTAATTTATTTTATTTAATCTTGTTGCCCAATTACCGACACCCGTAATTCTTATATTGTCAACAACAAACGGAGGATTGGCTCCAACCGAACCATCGTTTTTCCAAGTAAATACTAATCTTTTTGTTTGACCTGAATAAGAACCTAAATTTATAGTTTCTGTTCTCCAATTGTTGTCCGAACCACCATATCCTTCATTGAATTTACCTATATTTGTTGTTGCACCTATCCTACCATTTCCACCCGCAGTTGCCTGTACGGTTGATACTTCAGTTCCAGCAACGGGAGTTGTTCCCGTGGTTGTTATAACTATTGCACCATAATCGTAGTTTATCGCATTACCCGTACCATTCTCACCCCAACACTTCCAATTAAAGGTTAATGTTGATGCACTTGTAAATGTAAAATCTTTGTAAAAATGTGAAACTTGTGCGGTTCCTGTTGTATATTGCGCCAATGCTCTATTGTCGGAATTGTTAAATTCGGACCCATAATATGTTGTATTATTTGCATTAGTAATATAGGCAGAATAATTATCGTTAGTCCCGCTAAATTCAGAAACACCAACGGTCCAAATATTAGTCGCATTATTAACCACTGTCCATCCATTACCACTAAAACCGTTTAGATTGAATGTTTCAGTATCTCCCGTTACAACCTCATACCAGTTATCATCCACATAATAAGACATTCTAAAACTATCAATACAAAATGGCGGGGTTGACCCTAAAGAATCCCCATTATTTATCCAACTAAAAATTAATCTTTTTGTTTGGTCAATGGCGTTATACCTTGGGATTATAATCGTATTCCCCGTAAATGAAGTTACTCCTTGATAGTTTGAATTCCCAATTGAAAATATGGGTGATATTTGGGTTCCCGCAACAGGTGTCGTATCAGTAGTCGCTAAATAAACTTTACCGTAATCTAAACCTGTTTGACCACTACCTACCCAAAAAAATTCTATTGTAACATTAGATTGTAAATTTTTAGGAAAAGTAAAATCTTTATAAAAATGAGATACTTGTGAAATCCCATTATTATAACTAGGGGTTATTCCACCGTCACTAGATATATACATAGATGTACCGCCACCACTAAATGTGGTACCCGCACCCATGTACCATTGATTAATTGTATCATTTACCGTTACCCAACCATTTTTTGTAAAATTTAAACTATTACCTGTTTCATTAAAAGTAACAGGTTGTTCTATTAAATCTACAGATACCTTATTTAATGGTCTATTTAAATATGCGGTTGCAGTTTCTCTTGCATCGACATAAAATCCTGCAAAAAAGTAATCACTATTTCTGGCACTACCCGTAAATAAAATAGGTGTTAATATATTCATTGAGTCGTTTTGGGCCAAAGTACCAAAATGTGCGGTTTGATATCTAATTGGACTGACGTTGTTTCTTGCTGGAGAACATCTTATCTGATTCCATTGAGCTCCCGTAGCCCTAAATGTGTTATTAGAAACCGCCATGTACCTACCAACACCATCATCAGAAATATTCAATCTTGGAGCTGAGGTTGCCGATGTTAATGTAAAACCTGATGAGTTACTTGTTAAAACATAAGTTGTTGCCGAAGCAACACCGTTAAAATTTTGCCAAGTATCTAATGGGGGTAGAAATGTTGCACCATCACTATGATTATAAGCATATATTTCGGCCGCAATATTTTTATTTGTGTAGGTTGACCAAGTATAACCTGTATCACATGTAAATACACCACCTAAAGTAGAAATTACAACTGTCCCGTTTTCACCACTAAAGACAGGATACATATCATCAATTAAGACGTAATTTATTTCACCAACAGATTTTTTTTGTAAAATTCCCATATTAATCTCCTATTCTATAAATAAATATATTTCCACTCTCTAACCTTCCCGTAGGAGTTGTACTACTCATTCTTAATGACATTTCTAAAGTGTCACCAGCGGATAATGATATTATGTTAGTTATTGTTAAACTTTTATCATCTTCTTCAGCGGCGGTTGCGGTTAAATTACCATCAAGTTGACATCCTTGAAAAAATCCATCTGAGGGGGTTAATCCATTTTTAGAAATACCTAAAAAGAAATCCCAACTTGATGATACCAATTGTGTTTGAATTGACCCTACCGCTAACAGATGGTATAATCCCCCTTTACCCGATTTAACCCTAAGTTTACCTCTTGGACTCATTTCAACACCATTACCCCCTGTAAAATTCCAACTTAATCCTGATAAACTTACCCAATTAGTTGTTCCTGGAGTATCAGTACCATTTGATTGTAAATAAATTTCTCCCCAAGCAACTTTATTCATCATTTCCCATCCCGTTGACGTACCTGATGAGTTTATGAATAATGACCCCGTATCAATATTAGTATAATAACTTCCTATAGGTGATATGTGATTTGGTGTACCATTACCACTTTCAATTAAAATACTACCTAAAGATTGTGATTGTAAGTTTGTAGTTGCCATTATGTGTTACCAAGTTTAATTAATGTTAATGATGATTGACCAATAGTTAATGGATTTGTATTTTGAATGTTCCTACCTGTCAATTGTACCGTATCCCCGTCTATTAAATTAATTTCCCCAATAACCGATACACTAGAATTTTGCTCAGAACCCCCCACCGAACTACCTTGGTAAAACCCGTCAGATGGTACTGAACCATTCACCGAAAGACCTAGTTGGAAATTACCATTACCTCCTACAGACCTTATAAATCTACCACTAGCAAAAACAAGATATTTACCTCTTTTACCACTATTGACAGATAAAACTTTAGTTGATGGTGAAAAACTAATCCCATCATTAATTACTGAACCTGACCAAGTAGCTCCCGTTAATACGTACCAAGTATTAGCAACCACAGGAGTTATTGTAGTACCTGTTGTTGTGTTTAAATACATATTACCATATGAATTTTTATTAACGTCAACCCAAGTATTACTACCATTTACATTGTAATATAAAATACCCGTTGATTGGTCAACATATGTTGACCCTCTTGGTGATGTGTGGTCAGGAGAACCGTTACCTGTTTCCTGCAAAACACCACCTAATGATTTTGATATTAGGTTAGATGTTGCCATTTATTATATAACTATATCGTACGCTGATGTCCAATTTATTGTTGTTGCCGCAATACCCGTAACACTAACTAAAATATCACCACCACTAACCGAAAAACTTAAACTATTCGCTGATAATCCCGAAGATTGTTTATCAACATCAGCATTTTCTTCTTGTATTGTTACGGTACCTGAAACTTTTGTTACTGATAATGTTCTTTTCCAAACACCCCAATTTGTTGCCGAAGATTGGTAAGCCTTAACATAAACTTCAATAATAGATGTTCCATTATCAGTAATACCTGTAATTGTTTGAAGTGTTGTGACTGAGGAATTTAAAGTTGTTGTTGACGCGGTAAATATTGAGGAACCCGCTCCCCCACTTGTACCTGTATAAGTTATCGTAAAATTAGGATAAGTACCACTAATCGAAATACCCGAACCTGCATTAACCACCACTGTTTGGTCAGGAGCTGAATTAACTAAAGTAAAGTTAGGATATGTACCACCCGTTGTTATACCTGTCCCCCCACTGATAGTTACAATTTGGTCAGGAGCAGTATTTGATATTGTAAAGTTAGGATATGTTCCTGATGTAGAAATTGCAGTACCGTTGTTTAATACCACCGTTTGGTCAGGAGCCGAATTGACTAAAGTAAAATTAGGATAAGTACCACCTGTTACAATTCCCGTACCTCCTGATATAGTAACTGTTTGGTCAGGAGATGTATTCTCTAACGTAAAATTAGGGTATGTACCTCCTGTTACTATTCCTGTACCCCCACTAATTGTTACCGTTTGGTCAGGAGCCGAATTGACTAAAGTAAAATTAGGATAAGTACCACCTGTTGTTATTCCCGTTCCTCCGCTTATACTCACAGTTTGGTCAGGTAATGAGTTAACTAAAGTAAAGTTAGGGTAAGTACCCCCTGTTGTAATCCCTGTACCACCTGATATAGTTACAGTTTGGTCAGGAGATGAGTTAACTAATGTGAAATTAGGGTACGTACCTCCTGTAACAATTCCTGTTCCACCACTTATTGTTATAGGTGTAATCCATGAATCTAATTTACCATTAACGTCAGCAAATGGTATTGCATTTGCAGATGGTGTTACAGTACCAACAGGGTCCGAACCACCAAATTGGTGTCTCATAGCGTGTGACTCAACCGTAACACCGTTAACTGTTCCAGCACTCACGATGTTATTACCACCCATATTAAGGTTCCCTGACATTGCTCTAAATCCATCTACTCTTAGGTATTGTAAATGGTCATCTGCGGTCAAACCTAATAAATTACCGTGTACTGAAGAAGCGTTTACTCCTCCAGCTTTAAAACCAATTACAGGTCTAATATCCTCAATTTGAGTTATACCTGTAGTTCCTTGTTGTATATATATGTTAGCAACTTGAGTTACTGAGTCAGTAAAGAACGTTGGTGGTGTTGGTAATAAAGCGTCTTCCGCTTGTACTAATGTTGAGTACTCATTTTGACCTAACACTAAGAAGTACTTTTCATAAGTTCCTTGCCCTACCAAATATAAAGTATGTTTAGTAAAATAAGATGTTGTTAATGCAGATAAAGACCCATTACCATCATAAGATGTGTTATTGACAAGAGTAGTAGCACTTGTTATCCAACCACCCAAACCGTTTCTGTAATATTGTGTAAAAGTAATATCAGTACCACCTGAAGGCATAAATTCATTACTTGCATAATAATATTCTCCTTGGGATACATTTAAATGAAATGGGGTTACATTTTCGGTAACAATTGAACCTGTAGAATAAATAGGGCCAATTGCATTTCTCAATAATCCGCCATATCTATTTGCCATATGTTCAGCATTTACAGGGGATAAATCAATAAACTCAACAGTTGTTGAATTTGTTACAACCCTACCCATTATAATGTTAAATGTTGAACTTGGTCTTGAACCTGAACTACTTAAAATTCCATTTTCATTTATAAAAATATATAAATCAGAATTTGATGTTAAAGTTAACGTTGTGTCAATCCAATCAATTCTTCTTACAATACCACTATTATCAGATTTTGTTAAATATCCATAACCCGCTTCAGTATTAATCGTAAGCGCACTAACTACGGTAATCTGACCACCATTCATTACACCCATAGGACCACCCTCAAATACCAAGGTTGTAAAATCAGTATGTGAACCATCAGTAAATGTTACCGAAGCTTTTCTTGTAATATCCAATTCACCATCATTACCGTCTAAAAATGACCAATAAACATTATCACTTATTGTTGTTACTTTTTCATGATTTGATATTCCTTGGAATAATCCAAATGCGGAAGACTGTTCTACACTAATATCCTGAGTATTATCCGTAAATGTAACCCCATTAAATTCAAATTTAGAAGGGTCCCCAACATTTAATAATCTTAAACCATAATCCCAATTAGTGACATCTGTTGAGGAGCAATTAAAGAAACCACCGTCTTGTGATAAGAATGCGGTGGAACCAGAAGAACCAAAACCTTCTATTGTTGATGATGTAACATTGATTGTTGCACCTGTACCTGTAACATAATTACCTATAGTTCCACCTGTACTTGTCGGAAACAAATAATAGTTTTCCATGTTGGCGAGTGACAAATACCCATTATTACCAATCGACTTAGTACCATAAGTAAATTCACCATTCATATCAACATACTCACCATACACTTTAGTATCTTGAGTATCAGATTCAATCCAAAGACCTGTATCACAATCATAAATTGATATTTTATGAAGTTGTCCAAAATCACCTATATCATAAGCGTAAACCGCTGCATATCCAGCACCCGCACCTGATAATGAAAGAAATGATATTTCATTATTTTGACCTATTTTAATAATATGTTGACTACTATTTTTAGGTACTATTTGAGTTGTTTGTATGTTACTACCAACAATACTAACATATGGTGTGCTTGTTAAATCAATCTCAGGTTCTATAAAAACACCTGGACCTACTGAAATTATAAATCTATTTGATTGTGAAGTATTTCCTGAATTTATTAAATAATCAACCGCGGAAAAGATTGATGAAAAATCACCACCTTTTTTAGCAACCGTTATTTCTCTTGGGTCTTGATTAACTTCATAGAGTGGTGAATTAATATTAATTAATGTTTTTAAGAAGTTATCAGTTCCTTGTATTTTACCTGTCGCACCTGAATGAGCAATATTAACATCAATTGTATTATTTTCAAAGTTAAGAGCTATTGCATCTATACTTGGTGCCGAACCAATTTGAGGGGCATCAATACCTACTGCCCATCTTTGGAAGTTAACTGCGGTCAATCTTAAAAATCCACCGTTTTCTACATAAAACCCTGTACCAGCGGCCCCACCCGCAGTTGCTTTAGTTAATAAACAACCATTAACAATGAAACCACAATTTGAGGCGTCCGCTTTAGCAAATATTAAACCAGGTGTGGTAACTACCCCACCATTTGTTGATGTGACGTTTCTTAACTGCATCCTACCAACACCACTACCACTATTTGTTGCGTAAAAACCAATAGTGAACGGATAACCACCATACTTAACATTGGAACATTGCATAATGATATTCGCTCCTCCATATGCTACAACTTTTGCATGTGTATAGTTCTCCCCAAATCTTACGTTTTCAACATATGAAATGGCCGCAGATTGTGAGGTGGTGGATGATGAATAAACAATTGCCGAAACATTAGTATCTGTACATCCTTGTACCTGACAATCAAATATTGCCGATTGGTCACTTAAATTAATTAATGTTTGTGAAGAATCATTCGCCTGTATTATAGTTGAAATAGAGCTTTCTCCGACAACAGAAACCCAAGAAGGTATTACAAAAGGGTCTTCGTAGTAAACACCACCAGCAACTTGTACTGTATACGTGTTTGCTGACGTTGCACCTGTAATACTATCAACCGCGTCTTTTATTGAATTAAAATCGACACTTGAGCTACCTGTTAACCCAACTGTTATGGTGTTATTAGCGTTAATTAAACTAGCAATAGTTCTTTGTTCTACTTCTCCCGTAGTTGAATTTCTAACTAATACAGCATCTTCAGTGGTATTTGTATTAGGTGTTTGATTAATATTAATCGTATCCGCAGTTAAACCCCCATCAACTGTCCACCCTGTAACAGAATTAATTGTCTGAGATAAATCGGGTTGTCCATTATTTTGTTTAATTACTAAAGTATTATCAGAATATGTAAAACCTGTTACATATGTGTCAGGGTCAATTGGTAAATTTTGATAGGTAGATGCCGATATTGTATTGGCGGTTAATCCATTTGATGTTGTATTACCTGTTACATCTAAATTACCATTAACTGTTAATGTCCCACCACTTTCAGTTATTATATCAGTATTTTTTAAATAACCTTTATCCGAAGTCACAAACCCATCACCTAAAGTTTCAATCACGGTATAATTTTGACTTGATGAAGGTATTGTGGAACCCGTAAAATTGTTTTGTAAAAACCAATTTATAAAATCATCTCCAATATCATTACCAATAAAATTATCACCAACATTATTGTTTTGAAAATTATCTCCTATAGCAATATTATTTTGGAAAAAGTTTCCAATTGTATTTGAACTAAAATTTAGCCCTATTGTGATTCCAGGGTTTGTAAAATCAAATTCTATGGTGTTTCTTTGGAAACCGTTAGATATTACGTTATTTCTAAACCCACTTGAAATGTGATTGTCTTTAAATGAATCACCTATAAAGTTTTGTCTAAATCCATTAGTTATGTGGTTATTTTTAAAATCGCCCCCTACTCTGTTACTATAAAAATCATTACCGATGTCGTTAAAAAAGGCCGAATTATCAAAAATATTGTCATGGCAGTTTTCACCAAACGTATTAGAATAACAAGTGTCACCAAATGTGTTATTATAAAAGTCATCTCCCGTAACAATATCTCTACAACCAATTCCAAATATATTATTAGGTAACACAAACCCCCATCCTCCATATCCTGCGGGGTTATATAGATTGTTCATTTGTATTTTATAACAACCAACATCAAATGTTGGGATGTTGTCAATAGATGGGTTACCGTTATCCCTAACTTCAGTGTAGATTCCACTACCAGGTGATGATTCATATCTTTTAAACAACACGGACCTGTGGTCATAGTTGGTCATATTGTCTAATTCATCAACCCTCAAAGTAA